CGCCCTATCTTTAGGGTCCATCTTATTCAATTCATCAAGCGTTATCAACTTCCCCGGAACTCTGCCAGCGGCAGGTACACCTTTAGGATGTTCGATTGCTTGAGATTGCGCCATGGTTCTACTATTTAATAGCTCCAGTGCATCGTTATCTAAACCCTGTAACTTTTCACGTTCTTCATCTGTATAATTCGACATAAGAGCTTCACGCCTGCTGGCGTTAAGAGTTGCTAAGGTTTCAGAATCAACTTTAAGAGAAGCTATCTCAGCCTTCTGCTTTGCAATTATTTCCTCATGTTTCCCCTGTTGCATTAACTCGGCTTCGTTCTTATCCTTTAGCTGAGCCTCTAAAGTCTCAAGCCTAGAAAGAGAATCCTGCTTTGCTGCTCTTTGCTTTTTGGAGTTTTTAACTTCTTGATGATATAACGCTTCGTAATCTAAATTAGCATCTGCTGAATTAGTTGAAGCCTCTGCTTCTGTAGTTTCTGGAGCCACCTGGCCCTCTGTATTTTCACTCATTTTGGATAAGTCCTTTTTATTTTATATGAAAATTCATCTGAAATTTATTAAATTTTGTGATATAAAACAAAAATAATTTATGCAATTTGTAGATAAAGTAGATAAATTTAAAGAAAAATGGTTTGATTTTATAGATTATGAACCTCACCCAGGCCAAGAGAAATTGCACTCTCCCCCTGGAGGAGTTTATGATGCTAAAGAAAATCCAGATGGCGTAAGATTTACTGTCGCATGTTGTGGCCGTAGATTTGGCAAATCATTTGCGGCAGCTAGAGAGGCAGAGTTACTACTGGTCCAACCAGGTAAAACTATTTGGATTGTGGCCCCTACTTATGAAACAGCTGATAAGATTTTTAGAATTGTTTATGAGGACCTAGTTATTAAAAAGAAATATAAGCCATCTAGGTATTCTCAGAAAGATAAGGTCCTGGAATTTGATTGGGATGGTGGTAAGTCAATTATATGTGGAAAGTCAGCAGAGCATCCTAGCTCACTGATTGGAGAGGGGTGTGATTTAGTTGTATTTGATGAAAGTTCTAAAATCCCTAATTTTAAAAAGATTTGGGAAATGTACATAAGGCCTACGCTTTCAGATAAAAAAGGCCGTTGTATTTTTATATCTACTCCAGACGGCTTTACTTATTTTCACGAATTATTTTTATTGGGCCAGGCTGATACTCCAAACTGGCACAGTTTTAATAGCCCCTCATGGGAAAATTTCCACGCCTTTCCAGATGGCAAGGATGACCCAGATTTAAAGGAAGCTAGAGCTACACTTAGTAAGGAAATATATAACCAGGAGTATGGCGCAGAATTTACAGCCCTATCTGGTAGAGTCTATTCAGATTTTTCCAGGGCTGACAATACTGGAGATTTTAAATATAGCCCATACAGGCCTACTTTTTTAACTGTTGATTTTGGTTATAGAATGCCAGCTGTATTATTTTTCCAGACCGAAGTAATAGATGGGCAGGACCATATATTTATAATAGATGAGATTATACATAGGACTAATTTAAAAACACTAGACCTAGTAAATCTTATAGAGGCTAAAAAATATAGACTGACTCAGGTGTTTGGAGACCCAGCAGGCTATCAGGTCCAAAGCTCTGTTGGAATTGGAGAGGCTCATATATTTAAGCAACTCCTGGGCCATCAAGTTTTCGCCTTACGAGATAAGGCCAGTAGAAATATTAATTCAGGAATATCACATGTGCGCAATTTTATCTGCGCAGAGGATGGGACCAGAAGGCTCCATATAGATACCTCCTGCCATGGGATTATAGAGGATATTGAAAGCTATAGATACCCAGAAACCAAAGAAGGTCTAGCCCTAAAGGATTTACCTCTTAAAGATGGCTACTCTGACCATGGGGCAGATGCTCTAAGATATGGGATTATAAACAAATTTCCGATAAGGATGAATAAAATAAGGACTTATGCCGCATGATAAACGCTAACCAGATAGTTATGGATTCACAAAAGCAGGCCAAGGCCTCAATGCAAGCTGACAGAAAAGAATTGATTTATAAATTGCTTGATTATTATAGTGGTGATAATACCGAGCAATACATAGCTGGGAGATTTAGCGCTAAGGCTTACCAAGAGGTACCTTTATCCAGCTTTAATGTAACTAAGCGCATGATTGATAGAATGAGTAGAATCTATACGCTAGGGGCCAGCAGAAATCTGTCTACCATGGATGAGAAATATCAGCTTATGACTATAAATAAAGATTACAGGCTAAAGCATATTGAAAAAATGACTAGGCTCCTTGGCACTATTGCTACACAGGTATCTTTTAATTCTGAGAGAAATGAATTTTACTACGACCCTATTTATGCCTTTGATGTTGAAATGTCAATTTATGACCAACATAAGGTTGAGTCTATTATTTACCCAATGCTAAATGCAACACATGACATATCTACTAATGATAAATTATTATATTGCTATATGGATTCGGAGGTCAAGCAAATAAGAGATGAAGATGGCGTTATAGTTAGCGAGGAAGTTAATCCTTATGGATTTTTGCCATTTGTATTTAGCCATAGGGACCATTATTTAGATAGCTTCTTTTGCGCCCCAGCTTATGATATAGTTAATTGTAATGAGCAAATAAATATATTGCTAACTGAGGCAAATCTAGGAATGAGATTTCAGATGTTCGGTCAATATGTTGTAACTGGCATGTACTCAGATGATTCCTATAAAAGAGCAGGCTCAGATGAGATGATTGTATTACCAGAGGGAGCTAATTTAAGTATAGAAGCTCCAAAGGTAAATGTAGAGCAGGCCCTAAAGCTTGCCAGGAACATGCTAGAATTAGCTGCCCAGAATAATCATTTAAGCATAAGCTTCGCAGATACTAATAAAGATAGGCCAAGTAGCGGAATTGCCTTAAAAATTAAGGATTTAGAGCGCCACGAAGATTACCAGGATGATTTGGAAATCTGGCGTAGATACGAAACTGATTTGTATAATATTGAAAGAAAAATAGCAATGTTTTCAAATGTTATGCTTCCTGATAAAATAGGCATAGATTTTAACGAGCCAGAATATCCACAAGCTGTAGCGGACCAAATAGCTATGGATAGCTGGTTGCTGGAAAACGATTTAACGACCAAGGCACAGCTTTTACAGCAACGAAATAAAGATTTAAGTATAGAGCAAGCTGAGGCAATCATTAAAGAGAATACGGAGAAGAATGGCCAAGGACAAGAAACCCCCTCACAGCGAATTTTTAACAGCTTACGTCAGGGAGTTGCAACAACTCAATAGTATTGAAATAGAAGTATTGCAGGCTCCTATAGAAGAGGTTATAAAAGACCCCCAAGGCTATGCGCAGGAATATGCTGAGATGATGTTTACTCGTCATTTGACGAGATACTTTTTAGCCTATAATTTAGGAAAAGATTTTGCAAAGAAAAATAAAACAGTGGAGTCTGCTATAAATGGCAAGGAAATTTAAAACCATAAAAACTGGTCCAGTTAGAGGGCCAGTAATTGTAAAAAAATCATTTAGCAATAGAAAGCTAGCTGGTATTCTTGATGATATGATGGCCGAGCAGTTAAATATTATGGGAAAGAATGTACTAGATGGGCTTAATAATAACCTAGATTTGGGGTTAGATGTAAATGATAATAGGTTTGAGCCGTTAGCTGGTACTACGCTTTATAATAGAAATGAAAAAAGGCAAGGAACAAAGCCATTATCTATAACTGGCAATATGATAAAAACTAAGCTTACTCAGGCTACTAGGAATAAACAGGTTTATACTATAGAGCTAATCGGAAAATCTAAGCGTACTGGTAAAGTCTATGGAGCTTTCCATAACAAGGGGTATACCAATAGTTCTAAATCTCGATACCCAAATGCCAAAGTCCCTAAAAGAGAATGGTTTGGAATAACCAAGCAAATGAAGCCTGGAGGCTCTGATTATAAAAAGGCTATAGAGCAAATTAAAATAAGACTAAGAAGAGGATGGAGATTTATATAAATGCCAGCCGGATTAGGTAAATTTTCAGAGATGCTAGGAGATGACTTTGATACAGTCATAGATGCTTTCCGCCAGGGTATGACTCCCCAAATGGAAAATATGCTAATGGGTACAATGGATTCTATGTTATTCGACTCCAGGACCTTTGCTAATGGGATAGAAAAGCAGGTAGTTCTTATGCAATCCAGGGGAATAAGTAGCGAGGTTATAAATCAAACTTTGCGAAATGATATGCAAACTGGAGGCCGGATATTTGGGCAGTTAAAAAATGATGTAAAAGCTGCAACCCATGGGGCCGTAAATCAGGCCGGAGGCCTGGGCCAGATGTCTGAGTATAATGAGAATAGTAATTTTATGTGGGTAACAGTTGCAGGCCATAAGGTTTGTCCTGATTGCGCTGTAAGAGCTGGCGCAGTATTGACCTATAAAGAATGGGAAGGTGAAGGAATACCTGGTACTGGCTGGAGTGTTTGCAAAAGCTACTGTTACTGTATATTGGACCCTATAGGAAAATCCGGAAAGCAGATTGATGCTCCAGATGCAGAGGCCGCTAGGAGGTCTAAATTTTCAGATACTGAAACAGCGGCAATGAGCAACTTAAAATTAGATAAGGCCCAAAGAAAAGCCTACGAAAAAGGAAAGCTATTAAGTTCTGATGGGGCTGAAACTGTTTTAAAGAAAAAAGGAATAAGTCGTAGCGAGGCGCTAAAACAATTATCAGAGCATCGAGCAAAGCTAGCCCAAGCTGGACCAGATTCTCAGACTTTAAATTTCAACCCTAATACCAACGTAAGAGGGAATTATGGTAGAGATAGGGCCATACTTCACAATAGAATTGCCAGGAGTATAACACAGCAGGGAAAAATAGCTGACGATGCTGCGGACCTGTTAATGACTGGAGGTTATCCTGGCTCTGGTAAATCTACAATGCTAGATAAAGCTTTTCCAGGCTGGCAGAATAAATATGTTCATTTAGATTCGGACCATATAAAAGGACTATTGGCCGCTTTTGATGATACCACTATTACCTGGAACGCTGCCCAGTACCATGAGGAAGCTGATGATATTATAAAGATGATTTTCCAAAAATCATTCAATGAGAATAGACATCTATTATTTGATGGGACCATGAAAAGTGGTGGAAAAATGATTAAGGTAATAGATAGATTCCATGGAGTTGGTGGATATAATCCGTATTTAGCCTTTAGCGATTTGCCTATGGAAAAAACTATAGAGAGAGCTATACTTAGGGCAACTGGTCCAAGCGGAGCTACTGGAAGATTTGTAGAGCCAGGCTATATAACGACCCATCTGGGTAAAAACATAAGAACCTACGAACAACTAAAAGTACATTTTTCCGATATTGTTAAGTATACTAAATATGATAACGATGTTCCATTTGGCGATATGCCAATATTATTAGAAACTAATATTTAATCTTTTTCCTCAAATTGTATTCCATTATCCCCAGGCTGAGGAGTATCATGCGCAACCTTAGCCAGTAATATATCTTTAGGTATAACATTCGGATAAGCTTTACAACTTACTTCATCTTCAGCTAAATGCTTACACCTAAAGCAATTAGATTTTTTCATTATTCCCAGCATATCTGCTAAAGATTCTAGCAGAGTATCTTCTGGGTCTATCAGGTTTCCGTTAGCATCAAACTTACGCTTATGCGGAGCCTGGTCTCCAGAATATCCCATCTGAATACCTCCATTTATCTTACGTTATAATTTACAACAAATATTTTAAAACACTATCCCAATCTGGATATTTATTTCCAGGGCCAAAGTGTAGCCATTCACCAGTGAACTTTTCTGCACCATTATTAGGTCGGTCATCAATAAGATAATCACCAGAGCATAGATTTTTATGATGGCTTAATATAAGGCGTTTCCTGGCGTTGTGGCCTAAGTGCTTTTTAACCCAGCCTATTTTTTCGCTCCAGGCGCTCTCATTTGACCAGGGAGCGGTTGAAAGTATATAAACATCATAATGCTCCGCCAAAGTATTAAACGCCTCTATAGCCCCATCTACAGGCTCCATATTGGCAAAGGTTCCAGGGAGCCAATCTATATCTCCGCTGTACTTCTCAGCCATGGCATTATAATCTACCAGGACCCCATCCATATCTATATAAAGTATTTTTTTCATTCAGCCTCCAATCCTGTTAATGCACAGGCAGCAGCATCTTCTAATTTAAGCTCTATTACTGCCAGCTTATCTTCAATCATATCCATTAAAGTAACTTCGCAATCAAAAAACTCAGACGTCTCTCTTATATCCTCATCATATAAACTGTTAATGATAATATTATTAAACTGCCATAGTTTATCTTTTGCTTTTAGATATTTATTTTTTAGTGCTATCAGTTCTTTTGTTTTCATTAGAATTTTCCTTTATTAGCTAAAGTGTGATAATATTTAAAGTCCTTAATCATATCCTTCATTTTGAGCTTTAAGGTTTCATTAGTCGCAGGTTTTACATTTTCATGGTAAAACTCCTCTAGCCCTAATCGGATTAAAAGCAACTCTTTTTTAGTAAGTTCTATTTTCATGTTACTCCTTTCCAAGCATTATAGCATCCGCAACAAGTGGAGCTAGAGCTAGTATTACCAGGCCAACTATTAAAAGTAATTCGGCTATCATTTAATCTACCTCCTTATAAGTAATTCTCCAGGCAGTTCTGGCATCATATTTACTTTCAAAAAACCCTAAATCTATTAGCAAATCATAAGCTGCATAGAACATGTTCATGGCCAATACCGCTTCGTCAGAACAAGGGTTAATATCAGCTTCAATCTGAAAGTTCGCATCAGCTTTAAGAAATGCTTTTACTACAGGCAAAATTGCCGGCTTTATTGGCCTCATTACAGCATTTTCGCACATGGCACCAGCAGATAAATCACCACCTGTAGCCTCTAAATACATTTGTGTTTTCATTTAAGCAACCTCCATCTCTATTAAGTTCATTACTTCAGGCTCAACTTCAGCAGGCTTATAACCGGCATCAGCAGAAAAACCCACAGCAACAGCAATCATTATTTCAAGAACTAAACTCATCACTTACTCCTTATTATTATTAAAACAACTATCAATCACATAACAAAACTACAGGACCTAAAACTTCTATGCAAGCATTATTATTATATTTATTAAAAAAATAATATTTATTATAAAAGTGTTTGCACGTATTATATAATAGCCCTACATTACTTATGTGATTGGAACTAGAAATAACAAACGGAGAAACAAAATGACAGATTTCGATAAAAAAGTAAAAAAGTTTGAAAAGTTAATAGATACAGCATGGAACTATATGTATGGTCTTAAAGACCCTAGATTTACCGAAGGATGGTGGACTAGATATGGATATAGGGCTGAGGACCAATTAAGAGATTTGCAAAAGAACCATTGGGAGATGTGGAAAACCTATTGTAAATCTATTAATAGGTTTCCAGATGTTGATGTTGAAGATTTATTCTGTTAAAATAATAAAAATAATTTTTATAATAAAAGACTTGCATCATATTATGTAGGTCCTTTATATTGATGGTGTGATTGAGACTAACAAAAAACAAAATACGGAGATAAAAGAGATGATGTTACTAACTAAGGAAATCAAGAAAAACCTTCCCCCTTTATATAACACTGAAGCTATGGGCCATAAGGCTGTAGTTAAAGTTAAGTTCTTTTGCCCCTGGAATCAATGGACCTGGTATGCTACTGAGTTCGATGGTGAAGATACTTTCTTTGGCTATATTGTTGGCCATGAAGGTGAGTTTGGGTATTTCAGCCTAAATGAGCTTAAAGCTATTACTGGTCCTGCTGGCTTGAAAATAGAGCGAGACCTTTACTTCGGTGAAAAAACTGTAGAGGAGGTTTTATAATGAGTGCATTTCTTTGTAGCCCTAAACATATAGGCCAACTTGCAGGATGGTACCCTGCTGGAAATCCAGATATTGATGGTGAGCAAGATGATAAATGTGAGGCCGCTGTAAAACTTGGTCGAGCAAATATGAAGAGTATCATGGCTCGATATGGTCAAGATGATGATTCAATAAACTCAGTTTGCGAGGAGTGGTCTGGATTGAATTATACAGATTATCTAGCTAGCTGTTCAATGTATGCGAGATACGGCAATAAAAATTCTACTTTAGAATCTGTAGATATTTTGAAGATGGCTCAATGCTTTGCCTATCAAGCTTGTGAATTTGATGGGTGGAAAGATGACGATGCCTACCGGGTTCTTGATTGGATTAAAGGTGAGGCCATCCGAAAGCTAGAGGGCTATGATGATGCCCCCTGGGATTACGATGAAATAAAGGAGGTTGCTTAATGCAGAAAGTAGATTATTGGAATTTTAATAAGTTTTATAACCACCTCCCTATAGTTGGAGAGGTGGTAAGGAACTTTGATACTTATTATAAGGGTTGTGATTATAAAGTTGTTTCCATAGAGGAACATGAAAGAGGTGATTATAAGGTATGGCATATAGAGCTTGATGGATGTTTTTTATGTGGTCCAGAATGTGCGCATAATGAGATAATCTATTTTACAGAGAAACCTCATTTAGACAAAATG